GAAGGCTATCTTTGAGGAACTGGTTATCAAGAAAACCTCCACCATCGGTGGTAAGGAGATTATCTCTCCTGCTGGCGGTGTGGTGGCTCACAAGGTAGAAGAGGTTACTGTGACATATAACAATGTGTCACAGAAGGCATATCGCTGCTATTTCTTAGCAGAGCAGGAAGGCGATGCCGTGGATAATGATTTCGCTGTTAACGACCAAGTGCGCTCGGAATCATTCAATGTTCGCAAGGGCACTTATCACAAGGCTGGCAATCACTTCTATTGGCGATTGGTAATCGGTCGTGATGAAGACCCTGTAGAACTGGAAGGAAAGAAGTATCATTATATCGACCTATCCGATACCGATTGCGCTACGGCAAGCGATGTTCCTGCGAAAGGTGATGTGCTCAACCAGTGCGGTAATAGAACCGATGTAGAACGTCAGAACTGCCTTATCTTCTCGGCGGTAGATACCTATTCGCCATCCATCAGCCTCTATCACGGCATCAACAGCTATTCCTTTGCAAACAAGGAATACGTAGAGTATGGTGTGAATAAGCAGACTAACAAGGCATTCTTCAACGTCTATGGTGATATGTATGTAGGTGATAGACCTACAAAGGAGAATGGCTATGAGGGCAGCTCTTATATCAGATATGATAGCAGCACTAAGCAAATATCTGTTAAGGCTAAGATTTCCGCTAAATCCACTGTGGATGGCAAGGAATTGTATCAGTATTTCAAGAAGATTGGCGAATTGCAGAATCAGGTGGATGGTGCTATCGAAACGTGGTTCTATGATGGTGTTCCTACCTTGGAGAATGCCCCAGCCATCAGTTGGAAGACCGATAAGGATAAAGAAATCCATCTTGGCGACCTTTACTACAACAACAAGACGGGCAAGGCATACCGCTTTGCCAAGGATAGCAACACCTATAAGTGGACTCTCATTACAGATACCGACATCGCCAAAGCCCTTTCCGATGCAAGAATGGCACAGGAGACCGCAAACGGGAAAATGAAGGTGTTCAGCGTTCAGCCTACGACACCTTATCAGGTTGGCGATATATGGGTTAATGCCACTTATCCTTCTGACGGCAGTACCTACAAGAATGAGGTATTGCGCTGTCAGACCAACAAAGCGGCAGGTTCTCAGTTCGCAATCGGTGATTGGATTAAAGCATCTAAATACACCGATGATACCGTTGCCAACGCAGCCAAAAAGGCAGCAGAAGATGCTCAGAAGGCGGCACAGACCGCACAGACGGACATTAAAAACCTCGGAAATACGGTCACTGATAATAAGAAGGAATTCGATAATTATGTTACCGATGGCTACCTAGAGCCTTCCGAGATTGCAGCAATGGCGCAGGATTCTAAGCGACTTGAAGATGATTTTGCGGCAGCACAGAAGTCATACAATGAGGTGAAGAACGCAGAGGTACTGAAGGACACCAAGGAACTCACCGACCTCAACACCGCTTTTGCTACCCTCACGACTGCCAAGACAGAACTCGTTACGTATCTCTCAGATATATCTAAAAGATACAATGAGACAGATACCAACGGCAAGGCTGCTATCGTCTCAGCCGTGGGAACGAAGTTTACCAACTTCCAGTCCGCATACAGCGCATTCTATGACAAGCTGGGTTTGGCAAACGCATATATCACTAGGAAGATATATGGCGACTTGAAGCAGAATATCACAGACCTCGCAGGTTACAAGTATCTCAAGGATGCGCTCGGTCAGACTACAGATATTGACGGTGGTCTTGTAATGACAACGCTCCTTGCGCTGAGAGACGGAGACGGAAACGTTCAGAGCGGTATCAACGGAGCAATAGACCCGAACAGAGGAAAGAAGAGTATCGCAACGTGGTGGGGCGGTCAGATGGTGGATAAGGACTATAATAGCGGAAATCTTACCCCTGCAACCTCCCTCATCCGCTTCGACGGCTCTGGCTACCTTGCCAATGGTGCTATCTGGTGGGATGTGAGCGGAAAGGTTCACGCAGACCCTACATCGTTTATCATCAGCGAAAAGAATCTTGGCGCATACCTCATCTTCTTCGAGCCGACTTGGAAGGAAGGAAGTGCAGGAACGAGCGTTGCCGACCTTGTGTCTTTGAAGCCCAACGCTCCATTCTCTAAACTTGGCGTATCGGGCGATGCTACCTTCGAGGGCGCAATCTCCTTCCATGGCATTAAGCTCACGTATGATTCCACAAACAAGGCTATCAAGATTGATGGTAATCTCTATGCTACAGGTGGTATCACGGCATACGGAGCAGGAGCATCTACCACGGGCGGTGGTGGCGGCTTGAACGGCAGTGTGAAGAGTTATTCAAGTGCCTTGAAGCTTACATCAGAATCGCTGTCTGAGATAGCTTCTGCCTACTCCATCAAGGCTCTTGATACTCGTATCTCTAGCTTGGAAGGTGGTAGTGCTACTGCTATTTCTGTCAGCGGTAGCGGTAATGCGGTTACGTCTGTCACCAAGAATGGTACTACTATCAGCGTAGTTAAAGGTAGTACGTTCTTAACTAGTCATCAGTCACTTGATGGTTACGTTAATGCAATATCTGTAAGTGGAAGTGGGAATGCTATCACGTCTGTATCTAAAAGCGGAAAGGGTATTACATTTACTAAAGGTGCTACATTTTTAACTTCTCACCAAAGTCTTGCTAACTATTATACCAAAAGTAGTGTAGATTCACTTCTTAGTGGTAAGTCGGCAACTAGTCATACACATAGTGTTAAGATTAACGGTGTTACTAAAACTATTGCAGCTACTGGTGGAACTGCTGTAGATTTAGGAACTTATCTTACTTCTCACCAAAGTCTTGCTAACTATTATACCAAAAGTAGTGTAGATTCACTTCTTAGTGGTAAGTCGGCAACTAGTCATACACATAGTGTTAAGATTAACGGTGTTACTAAAACTATTGCAGCTACTGGTGGAACTGCTGTAGATTTAGGAACGTATCTTACTTCTCATCAAAGTTTAGCAAACTATGTTACTATTAATGATAGTAGACTTAGTGATAGTCGTTATCCTAAATTTGCTAATGGTACTTGGTATTTAGTAGGAGACGATGCTTATATTGGCGACCATAATTTATGTGGTTATTTTTGTGTTAAAAGTGCTAATCATAGTACTGTAGTTGGTATTTCGTTATGGAATCGTGCTGAAAATGATCATGCTAATATATGGTTTAATAATACAAATATAAACCTTGATAAACAACTTGTTATGAATAACAAGCGTATTTGGATTCAAGGTGTCGGTACTGCTGGAGGTAATAATAATAGACTTACTCTTGTAGCAGGTATGCCTAGCGGATTAGCATGTAATACTTCATGCCGTGGAACGATTCTTTATTCTAACGGTATAGCATTTGCTGACCCATATAATGGTAATTCAAATAATGGTAGTGGATGGATTAGACATTTAGAAACTTCTGCTAATAGTGGAACTTTAGAAATAGCGGTAGGTGATGATGCTTCAATTGAGCAAATTCATTTTAGATGGTATAATACAAATCCTAGTGCAGAAACTATAGCACACGATATAACTGTTCCTAGAGCTACAGGTACTTTAGCTTTAACTAGTCAAATACCTACTACTCTTCCTGCTAATGGAGGTAATGCTGATAAACTAGACGGTTATCATGCTAATGGACTTCTTACTGCTCTATCTAATTCTGATAAGGGAATTAGTATAACAGTTGGTGGAACTACTAAAAGCATATCGAACATTAGTGTTAATTATGCTAGTAGTGCAGGAAATGCAGACACAGTAGATGGTTATCATGCTACTAGTGGTAGAACTTTTGATGGTAATATAAATTGGTCATCTAATTGGAATGATGCTTGGAGTGATGGTACTAATAAACATCCTTGGTATGGATTTGACCATAGGTATTCAAATACTGGAGCATATAGTACTACTATTACTGATTACTATGGTATGACTATTAAAACAGCCAAAACTTTAAGATTGGATTTTGACACATTACTTCTTAATGGTACTGATATACATAATATAAATGTAGCTTCTGCATCTAAGCTTGCAACAGCAAGAAGTATTTGGGGTCAAAGTTTTGATGGTACTGGTAATGTTAATGGAACTATATACATAAATAATAGTGATTCTGGAAACGGAGCTATAATATTAAATAATAATGTAAATACTCATGCTCGTATATCAGCTATAAAAGACCAAGTAGTATTTAATACTGGTGCTGCTATTCGTTTTGGAGCAACCAACTGGGATCATAGTGATTGGGCTGGTCTTAAATATGATACTGTTGCTAATGCTATATATTTAGGTATAGCCGATGGAACTGTATTTAATTATTATTCTAATAAAAGAAGTAATGGTACACTGAAATTTCCAGGTATTACAACTATAACTCCTGATAGTGGAGCTAGAATTGGAGGTAGTGGTGGTGATTTATATTTAGGTAATGCTAATAATAGTAATTGGGTGAAAGTTCAAGATATATGTAGTCATAATGGTTCTAATTATTGGTATATATATCAAAGCGGTAATGCTCATTTTAGTAACATTAATGTTGTTGGTACTGCTACTATCGGTGGTGATTGTCTTGTTAAAGGTGGAGTTACAGCTTATCAATCTTCTGACATCCGCTTGAAGCAGGATTTGCGGAAGCTGGACTACTTCGGCATCATCAAGGCAATGGGTGGCACGTTCGGCTTTGCCTGGAAGAAGGACAATACAAGGTCTATCGGTTGGATTGCCCAGCACGTCTTGTGCAACCCTCACTTAAAGGACATCGTGGAGACGGACGAGAAGGGCTACTACAAGATTAACTACTGGTCTCCGAAGCTGATTGCAACGGCATTCGGTGCTATCGAGCAGGTGGGCGATGAGGTCAGCAGGTTGAAGGCTCGGGTGGTCTTCCTCGAATCAGAGGTTCAGCGATTGAGTGGAGATAAGAAAGACTGCAACAAGAAGAGATTAGATAACAAGAATATTAATTCATTAAATTAGATTAGAAAATGGAGAATTTAAAGATTAACAAGAAGAGTGAACAGACAGCTGCCACTTATACCAAGGGCGGCTATCGAGTAGAAATCACCTACAATGTTGACAAGACGGGTGGCAACATTGAGAGCATCAATATGAGTATCTATGGTGACCCAAATGGTAATTATCTCGGCAATGCGAATGCCAGCTCCAACGGCAGCGAGCTGACCTACAACATCAGCGGTGTTCCTCAGAGCAAGCTCAGTGAGGTATCAGCATTGATTAAGGAGGTCAATTCCGCTATCGCCGCTAATATGGCTAGCGAGGCAGCAGAGTAAGTATTAACGCAGGGTGGCTCTTATAGAGCTGCCTTGCCTAGTGTTTTAAGTTCTAAAGATTAAGCGTATGGAACGATTTATGTTATGACTTGCGAAAGTGTTCAATGTAACAGTAGAGCGAGTTGTTACTAAAGAAGTTGTAACAGAATAAGGAACTGAAGTTGAATATTTAAAAAATAAAGATTATGTCTTACAATAGTGAAAACGGAATTATTAGTGCTCCTGTTAGCATTGATGATGTTAAACGAGCTCTTGGAGAGAGTAGCAATGACCTTGCTACTCTTTGTAAGAGTGAAAATATAAATATATGGAGTAAGTATAAACCTATTAGTTGTAAAGGTGAATTTAAAGAATATCCTATTAGAGAAGACTCTGAGAAAATAGTAACATCTTCATATAATAAATATACTTGTGTTGTTCGTTGTGGTATGAATATACCTATGGATACTTATAAGAACTTACGTAATAATTATGGAGGAGAAGGTTTTGCTATTGAAGCATGTAAAGAACTTTATATTAATAATGTATATGGATTTAGAGGTATTGATAAAGATGCAAGTACTAATTCGCATACTGTATATGCTTCAGGAAAACATTTTCCAAAAGGTGGTGCTAATTCTCCTTATAGATTAGGTGATTTTAGAAACTATAATAGTAAAGCAATAAGTAATATGTTCCAATCTTCTATTCCTACGTTATTTAATGTTGAAATTTATTATTCTTCAACTCCTAAATTTAATTGTGTTCTATATAAGAATACAAATGTGGATGATAATACAAATGTTACTATGGAAGATGTAATTACCGATTTGTATTTAGCTTGGTCTTTTTGGATTCAAATTTGTTATGATTCACCATATAATAATACTGATAAGATTTATAAAAATTATTATGTTGGTAATTGCAAAAAACCAACAGATTATATATATGCTGGTAGAGAAATAACTTTTGATATAGGTAATGATAAAGATGTTACTATTGTACCTTTTTTAGCATATACTCGTAATGCAACTTTATATGATAATACAAAAATAATTTTTATATCTCCTCCGGGTGCTATTAGTTTTAAATATTATCCTAGACAAATTAATATGGAAAGTATTAAAAGTGGTTCTAGTGGTTTTGTTGATTTCTCATCGTTGAGACAATTAGTTGGTGCTACTTGTATTTGTAAAGCTAGAATATATAAACTTCCTGATGCTACATTTACAGTTAGTGATGGTACATTTAGAAGCGTTTGTAAGTATGGTAATAATAAGACAACATACGGAAGAGGTTATGTATCTAATAGCTCTGGTCAAGATACAGGCTCTGTAACTATTCCCGAAGGTGATATAACAGATTATGTTGAAACATATATAAGATTTGATAATATTTATGATGGAGGTTATTATGGACAAATGTGTCAATTATCTTTTGAAATTAATATAGATGGTGGATGGAAACAAGTTCCTCCAGGAGGTAGTTATATTATGCGTTAAAATGTAAATGTTCTTAATATAATAAATGTGCTAGAAACGATATTAATTTACTTATCAAATAAGTATAACTATTTAATAATACAATTATGGAAATTAAAGTAACTAAAATTGTAAGTATGACTTCTAATGTAGAAGCTACTGTAAATGAACTTAGCATCAATGCTAATGTTCGAGTTCGTAACAATGATACTATCGAAGGTGTAGATAGCGGTAGTGTAAATGATAGTACTGGTAATCAACTAGCTAGCTTCAGTTATTACGGAAGTAATAATCTTAATATCAACTATAATAGTATTGAGAATGGTAATGTTGCTTCTGTTAGTGCTGCCGTTAATGATTTCATTAAAGAATTAGAGAAAAATCCTACTCTTGTAAGTATTGCAAGTACTAGTGAAATCTAAGTGATTACCCAACGTTGGGAAGCTAATCTTTTAAATTCGTAAATTTTGCTCCTCCTGCATTGCTATTCGGAATTATTTTCTTAACTTTGCACTGTTAATAGGAAAGGTATTCTGCTATGGCAATCTGGCGAAGAATATTGTATAACATAAAAATAAAGAAACAATTATGAAAAAGATTAAGACTATCGAGGCTGTTACAGCCTACAGAACATTGAAGGCATTGAAGACATCATCAATGAGTGATGATGCCGCTATGCGAGTTTGGAAGAATATGAAGGCTCTGCGCCACGTAGCCGATACCTACGACAAGGATGTGGAGGAAGCACAGGAGAGCATGAAGGACGATAAGTTCGAGGAGATGCAGCGCAAG